ATGAGTGACCTTGTCCCCCGCGCCGAAGCGATCGAGGGCGCCGCGCAGATCCTGGCCGACGTCCGCGCTCGCCTGGCGACCCTCTCCCCCCGGCAGGGCGCCGAGGAGGCATACGTCCCGGGCGGCCCGACGGTCGACGAACTCGAAACCCGCATCCGCGCCCTACGCGACCGTTCCGGCCGCGCCTCCCGCGCGGCCTGACCCAACACGAAAGGGCCCGCCGGCGCGCACACGCCGACGGACCCGGAGCAATCCCCCCAAGCATAAGGAGCAATCCGTGCACACGATGTACGCCCTCGGCGCGGTGTTCGCCGCGCTGCTGGCCCTCACGGTGCCGCTGGCGTCCCGGCGCCCCGTGGTCGCCGTCCCCGCCGCCGTCGCCGTCGACGTCGGGCTCGTCGCGCTGGCCGTGGCCGCGTGGACGTCCGGGTACGCGCCCGCCGTGCCGCTGATCGGTATCGCCGCGTGCGCCGTCCCGTGCATCGCCTGGCGGACCGCGAAGGACGGCCGGACGGTCCGCCGGCGGCACATGGTCACGGGGGTGACCGCGCCCGTACCGGGGCTGATCGGCCGGACGGTCGGCGTCGAGACGTTCGCGGGGCGGCCCGCGGCGGTCGAGCGGCACGACGGGACGTTCGTCGCCGTGCTGGCCGTGCCGGTCGCCGGGGCCGCGCTGTCCGCCTCCGACCTCGCCGCGAGCTACGCCCAGATGACACACGCGCGGCTCGTTGGGCGGTGCCCGGCCTCACCGGTCGTCGTCCGCAGCGAGATCGCCGTCGAGGACGTCGCGGTCGAGATCGGCGGTTCCCGCTGATGCCCCCCACCACCAAGACCGAGGCCGAGGGCCCGAGCACGGTCCCCCGCCGGGCCGTGGACCTGCGCGGCGGGATGATCGCCCGCCACCCCGAGACCCGGCAGCGCGCGGTGATCCGAACCGTGACCCGTGTCTACAACGTGAACCTCGCCCCGGTGGCCGTGCTGGTCGACTTCGGCGACGGGGTCGCGATGGACCTGTCGCCGACCAACTCCCTCACGACGTACGCGGGCGGCGGTGCGTGATGGCGCCGCGTACCCGTAAGCCGACCGGCCGCGTCCCGTGGCCGCTGGTCCTGGTCGAGGGCGGAGAGAAGGCCGGCAAGAGCTGGTGCGCCGCCGAGCTGTCCGCGTCGCCGAAGGTCGGCCGCACGTTCTGGGTCGACCTGGGGGAGGGTGCGGCCGACGAGTACGGCGCGATCCCCGGGGCCCGTTACGAGGTGGTCGTTCATGACGGGTCGTGGCCGGACGTCTTCGGCCAGATCGACGAGGTTCGTGCGGTGGCCGCCGAGGAGGCCGCCGCCGGGCGCCCGCCCGTGGTCCTGGTGATCGACTCCGGAACCGCCGAGTGGGACCTCCTCAAGGACATCGCGGATCAGAAGGCCCGGCGCCGCCTCGCTCAGAAGGGCCGCGCGGTCCCGGCCGGCGAGGAGGTGAAGATCTCCATGGACCTGTGGAACGAAGTCGGCAACCGGCATAAGCGCCTGATGACGATGCTGATGACCTTCCCGGGCATCGTGATCGTCACCGCGCGCGGCAAAGAGGTCGTTGCGATGGACGGCAACGGCAAGCCGATCGAGGGACGTCGGGACTACAAGGTCGAGGGTCACAAGAACCTCGCGTTCGACGCGTCTGCATGGGTCCGGCTGTCGCGCGATTCCGCGCCGATGGTCGTCGGCCTCCGGTCGGTGCATGCCGGTGTCCGTCCCGGTGTCGACCGTCCGGTGACCGCGCCGAGCTTCACCCTCGAATGGCTGATCTTCGAGGTCCTCAAGTGCGAGCCGGCCGCCGCCGCGCCGCGCGACCTCAAGACGGCCGCGCCGGAACGGACGGCCGAGGAGATCACCGCTGAGGCCCTCAAGCCGGACACCGGCCCGGACCGGTTGCGGGAGCTGCACCGCGAGGCGGTCGCGCTCGACGTCGCCGACGTAACGGTGTCGGACGGGAACGGCAACGAGGGCGCGCTCCGCGACCTGATCGCCTACCTCGGCAAGACCAGGGCCGCGCAGGACGGGCCAGCGACCGACGCGCACCACCGCCGCATGCACGTCCTGTGGCGGGACGCCGGCGACTTCGAGGACCGGGTCGACCGCCTCACCTACACGAGCGAGCTCGTCGGCCGCCAGATCACCACGAGCAAGGACCTCACCGGCGCCGAGGCCGAGCAGGTCATCGCCGGATTGCAGCGCTACATCGCGCAGAACACCCCACCCGACGAGAAAGAGGAGAGCAACGCGGCATGACGACGTTGCAGGAGATCGGCCGCCGCGCGGTCGCCACGAAGGTGCGCAGCGAGCGCGCCGCCGCCGAGTACAAGGACGCCCGCGAGCTCGCCGAGGCCGCGCTCGCCAAGGCGCACACCAAGGAGGGGATCGAGAAGATCGCCGTCCGGGTGCCCGGTGTCGGGAAGGTCGCGACCGTCACCGTGAAGGACGGCGCGGTTGAGGTCAACGTCGACGACGACGCCCTCTTGGCGACGGTCGAGGAGCACCAGCCCGACGAGGTCGAGGACGTCGCCGACGCGCAGGCCCTCACCGACCCCGAGGTCGTCGCGTGGCTGCGCGAGCACCGGCCCGACCTGGTGACACGACGCGTCCGGCCGGTCTGGCGCACGGCGCTGGTCAAGGAGGCCGAGAAGAACGGCGGCCGGATCGTCGTCGAGGCCACGGGCGAGGAGGTCGAGGTCGCGAAGGTCGTTCACCACGACCCGACCGGCGCGTTCCAGATCAACTTCGTCCCGGACGGCCGGTACCTCGTCGAGCAGGCCGAGGCCGCGTCGTGACGGGCGAGGAGCGGCGGCTGCGGGCCCTGCTGATCCTCGCGGCGAACACCGTGCACCCCGACATGTCCGTCGGTCTCGCGCGGATCCAAGCCCGCACCCAGAAAGCGGCCGGCGTCCCGGGGGTCGCATCCCCAGGACGCCGCACGGCCGCGCCCGTGAGAAGGGGCTGAACGACCGTGAACACGATATCCAACGAGCCCGCATCCGGCGGGCTGGACGGCCTCGCCGCCCGGCGTGACGAGTACGCCCAGGACGCCGACCGACTCGCCGCCAGCCTTACCGGGCCGTCCCTGGACGACCTGACGAAGACGGAGGAGGAGCTGCTCGCGCAGCTCGACGACGTCCGGCGCCGTAAGGCCGTCCGCGCCGTGAGGGAGGCCGAGCACCGCGCCGCGGCCGAGGCCGCCGACTTCTTCGACGGGCTGATCGCCAGGACGCGCGCGAGGATCGAGCAGGCGCGCGGCGGGCTGCTGCTCGACCGGCCGCGCCCCGACGCGCTCGCCGGGCTGCCCGGCCTGGTCAAGGACGCGCGCGAGGAGACCGTCACCGCGGTGTCGGGCGGCTACCCGATCACCCCGGCGAACGGCCAGCCGTCGATGCCGGAGGCCCCCGGGCTGGAGGTCGTCCGGAACCCGACGACGCCGGGGCTCGACTCCGTCGGACCCGCCGACGCGCTCGTGGCGACGTCGGGGCCGATGCAGACGCAGCCGGACCCGGGCGCCGCACACCCGGTCCCGAACCCGCCGCCCCCGCCGCCGGCCGCGCCGTCGGCGCCGTTCGAGCCGGCGTTCCGGGGCCCGCGCCACAAGAAGGGCGGCCGCAAGTGACCGGACCCGAGCACTACAGGCAGGCCGAGCGCCTCGCCGACATGGCCCACCACTTCACCTACGGCGACGGCGCCGACCCGGTCACCGGGGCCGCGCTCGCCGCCGAGGCCCAGGCGCGCGCGACGCTCGCGCTCGCCGCCGCGACGGCCCTCGCCGCCGACAACATGCCGCTTCGGGACCGCGAGGCGTGGGAGCAGGCCGCGCTCACCCCCGAGCCGAAGTCGCCCGCCGCGTCCGCCTACGAGCTCGACGAGGACGCCTGATGTCGTTCACCGAGGAAGAGCTCGCCGAGATGGCCGCGCACGACGACGAGGTCGACCGGCAGTTTGCCGAGCTGGAGACAAAGCTCCAGAGCGAGCGCGCGACCGCGCGGCGGCTCCACAAGGAACTCAAGGCCGTCCGCGCCGAGCGGGACGCCGCCGAGCAGGAGCGCATCGCCGCCGTCGACCGTCTCCTCGCCGACCTCGAACGCGGCCGCGCCCGCTTCAAGCGCGAGCGCCGCCGCGCCGAGACGGCCGAGGACGAGACACGGAAGCTCGCCGAGGAGCTGCGGATCGCGTTCGGGCCCCGCCTGTACGCCGACGTCTCGCAGGTCCTCGACCGGGCCCTCGGCACCCGCCGCGAGGACGGCGCCGGCGCGGGCATCGTCGCCGAGGTCTCTCTCGTCGCCGACCGCATGGCGCAGGCCGAGGCCGCGAACGCCGCCCTACGCAGCGCCGTCGACGAGGCGAACCGCCGTATCGCCCTCGGCCTCGCGAGCGCCGCCGAGCTCCACGAGTTCAACAGCCCCGAGGGCGAGCACCTCGACGGCTGCCGCGGCTGCCGCCTGGAGGAGGAACTCGGCGCCCAGGCCGAGGCCGCCCGCACCACCTGACCGACCCGGGTCGGGCCGTCCCGCTCCCCGCTCGACGGCCCGACCCGCCGCCCTCGACCCCGGACCGCCGGGCAACCGCTCACGACGGATCGAGGGCACGTGAAACGCATCGTTCAGTACTCGCCCGTCCCCGCCTCAGCAGCGGTGGCATGGCGGCCCGTGGCCCAGCACGGTCCGGCCGCCGTCGCGGAGTGCGCGGCCATAACGGGCGCCAACTGGCCGGGTTGTCGCGATGTCGCTACCGCTTCTCGTGCACGTGCAGATGATCAAGGCCCGGGAGATTCGGACATTACCCACCATGAAGCACCAAACATGCAGACGATGGGGCGCGGAGCGTCTAGACATTCGCCCATAGGACGCAGAAATGCATAAATTTTTCGTTTTCCGTGTCCACCTGCATGCCAACGCGGATCTTTATGCTTTTTATCGACAGCATTTCTGTGCCTTGGAAGCGACACCGTGACCTGCTCTACCTGTCGGCTCCCGCATCACTTCCTTGGCTTCGCAGGAGGCGCATGATGCCGATCCATCTCGAAAACTTCGCGCACTATCCGGCCGGTTGGCTAAGCGAACCGCTGGCGGATTTCCTCAACGCCGACGAGCGGACAGCCCTTGACGTGATGTCGTTCTCGTTCGGCTTCGAGGTGACTCACGCCTATCGATTCTGGGAGTCGCTCGTCGCCCGCATCCTTGCCGGGGAGACCACTAACGACCGGTGTCGCTGGGACGTCGAGTTGCCGTACGCGGGGCACGTCGTTCGCGTCGAGGTGAAGTACTCCCGAGAGTTCGAATGCCGCTTCACCACCGGCGTCCGGCCGATTCTCAAGTTTGCAGCACCCAAGGGCGCCGGGCCTGAGAAGCCAGCACATGTCCTAGTGCTCGTCGGCGTCGACGACAAGCACGCCGTCTACACGTGGGCCATCCCCGGCATCGCGGTCCGCCAGTGCCGCTCGATCACCCTCACCTCGCCGCGCGTCCGGCAAGGCGAGAGCAGGTCGCGCGGCATCGACGGCTACCGATGCCCGCCTACGCAGTTGCTCCCGGAAGTCCTCCGTGCCTTCCGAAGTCACCTGGCTCACGACGCCGCCCACCACGCCGCGACGCGCGCCCGCACCCGCCACGAGCAGCAGACGGCCGGCATGGACGCCCTGTTCCCCCTCGACCAGGAGGAGACCGCCGATGGCGCATAGCGACACGACCGACCTCGTCCGGGCGCTGGAGGCCGAACGCCTCCATCCCGTCCCGCCGCCCCCGCACCGGCCCGGCCGCCGGATGCCCCCCGAAGCTCTCGCCGAGGTCCTCGAAGAGGCCGCCGGCGAGCCGACCCAGCAGCAGACCGAGGCCGCCGCCCGGCTGGAGGACTACATGTTCCTCCGCGACCAGGACGAGGACCTCGAAATCGCTGCGCGCCGGGTCGGGATCAGCCCCGCAACCGCCCGAAAAAGCTACGAGCCGCAATGGCGGAAGAACAGGAGCACCCAGCAGTGACCATCCCCCTGAACGCCGAGGGCCTGAACGCCGACGGCGTCGACGAGGCGACGGGCGAGCTTCGCGTCCGTCCGTTCGCCGACATCCTCCGCGACCTCAACCAGGGCAGCGTGATCGACGAGGCCGCCCAGATGCTGCAGGACATCGTCAAGGCCGTCCGGGAGCGCGGCAAGAAGGGCACGCTCACGCTCCGCGTGGACGTCCAGCCGATGAAGGGCGACGCCGCCGCCCTCGTCGTCTCCGCGCAGGCGACCGCGAAGGCCCCCGCGTCCGAGCCAACGTCCGCGGTCTTCTTCGCCGACGAGCCCGGCAACTTGCTCCGGGAGAACCCGGCGCAGCTCAAGATGACGTTCCGCGAGATCGCGGGGCGTGACAACGCCAAGGAGTACAAGCAGGCATGAGCGACCGCACCGAAAACGAGGTCCTCGTCGAGCAGGCCCGCAACGCCGCCGGCCCCGTGATCCTCACGACCGCCGACGGCGGCGACCTCGCCGTGTTCCACACCCCGCACGGGGTCGAGACGCTCGACCTCGGCGCCGACGTCTACGCCCGCCGCAGCGACACGCCGCGCCGCAAGCTGGGGACGACGGTCGTCCACGACGTCGACAGCTTCGCCCTGTACTACGAGAAGCACGCCGACGACGCCACCGAGGTCTACGTCGACCTCGACAAGGGCGAGATCACGGCCGTCCTCAACGCCCACGAGACCGACGGGCCCCGGTGGGGCGACCACCGCCTCAAGCTCGTCATGACCCACACCGAGCCGTGGAAGCGCTGGACGGGCCAGAACCGCCGGTACCTCACACAGGGCGACTTCGCCGACTTCATCGAGGACAACCTCCGCGACATCCTCGCCGAGCCCGTCCCGCCCGCCGCAATGCTGGAGATCGCCCGGACCTTCAAGGCCAAGACGAGCGTGTCGTTCTCCTCCGGAGTCGTCGCCGAGTCCGGCGACATCCGCCTTCGGTACGAGGAGACGACCACCGCCAGCGGCGGCGCGAAGGCCGACATCGGCGTCCCGCGCGCGTTCGTCGTCGGTCTCCAGCCGTTCGAGGACGTCGACGCCTACAAGATCGAGGCCCGGCTCCGGCACCGCATCCAGGGTCACGCGCTGCACCTCTGCTACCTCCTCGACCGGCCCGAGGACGTCGTCCGCGCCGCCGTGAAGACCGTGGTCGAGAAGGTCGAGGAGGCCACCGGCGCCCGCATCATGCACGGCGCCCCCGCCACCTGACCGGCCAGCCGGCCACGCCCCGGGACGGTGCACCCCTCCACCGTCCCGGGGCCCGCCCCCCTTCCCCAACCCTCGGCACGAGCAGGGACACGCGCACATGGCAGACACCCGGACTTACATCCGGCTTCACGACGGCATGCCCGACCATCCCAAGGTCGACGGCCTCTCCGACAAGGCTTTCCGGCTGCTCGTCGAGTCCTGGTGCTGGTGCTCCCGGCACCTCACCGACGGGCACATGCCCGCCGCCACGTGGCGCAAGCGGTCCACCCCCAAGGCACGCGGCGAGCTCGTCGCCGCCGGCCTCGCCGTCCTCCTCGACGACGGCTCCGTTCGATTCCATGACTATCTAGAGCATCAGCGGTCGGCCGAGGAGGTCGCCGCGGCCAAGGCCGCCAAGGGCACGGGCGGCTCGCTCGGAAATCACCGCAGGTGGCACGAGGAACGCGGGATCGTCAAGCCGGGCTGCCCGCACTGCCCGCAGCCTCCCACCGATCCCGACGATGATCCCGCCAGCGACCCCCCGGCCGATCCCGAACCGACCGGCCACCGATCGGATAACCGATCACAGACCCGATCGGATAACCGATCGCATTCGGGTCGCAAAACATCCCCAGAGACAACTACAGAGACAGAGAAAGACCGAACCCCCTACGGGGGTTCGTCACGGGGATCTCTGAATCGTCCATCTGCGGACCGTTACGCGCGCGAGGACGACGACCTCGACCACGCCATCGCCGGACTCGTCGAGCAGCACACCGGCCGCCCCTGCCCGCCCGACCACGCCGCCGCAGTCCGCCGACAGATCCTCGACGGCCGCGAGGTCGAGCGCCCCTTGCCGTACGTCGTCCGCGCCATCCGCGACGACCCCGCCCGGTTCATGCCCCCGGCGCCGCCCACCCCGCCCCGGCGCGAGCCGTGGATGGATGTGCCCGACCTCGGCCAGCGCGACAACGGCGAGACCAACCGGCGCGGCCGTGCCGCCGTCGAGGCCGCCATCGCCGCCGCCCGCACCCGCACCACCCAGCCCGAGGAGCCCGACGAGCCGTGAGCTACCTCGACGACAACCCGTCCGCCGCGTGCCCCTGGTCCAACTGCCAATGCACACACATCGGGTGCACCGCAGGCTTCATCGACCGCACCCGGGACGACGGGACCCGCCCCGACGGCACCCCCATGCGCAAGGACTACGTCGAGATTTGCGCCACCTGCCGCCCCGAGGTCGCCCGCCACCTCGGCGACCGCCGCAAGCCCCTGCGCACCCTCCGCCGCGAACTCCCCACCCTCCCGCGCCCCACCCGCGGCCCCGCCCGCCTCCACACCGCCGAGGAGCCCCGATGAGCTACCCGACCCGCCTGACCCCCATCGAGCGCGGCGTCCGCTTCGAGCGTGCCGCCCAGAACGCGAAATGGGGCAAGCAGAACCACCCCGACTACGACCCGCACGACATCGACGTCGTCACCCGCCACGAGTACGCCTTCCGTGCCCAGCGCTGGAAGGAGATCAACGCCCAGCGCGCCGGAACCGGCTGCGAGGTCAAGAACCGCAACCCCGCCGAGGAGTGCACCGCGTGGGACGGCCTCCTCCTCGAAGAGGTCTACGAGGCCCTCGCCGAGGAGGACCCCGCGAAGCGCCGCGCCGAACTGATCCAAGTCGCCGCCGTCGCCCAGGCATGGGCCGAAGCACTCGACCGCCGCACCGCCCACAAGGAGACCCGTTGACCCACACCGACCAGCGCGGCGGCCGAACGTTCGCTCACGCGCGCGATGTCGGCGTGAGCGCGCTCGACCGCGCGGTCCGGGACCTGACCGAGGTCGAGACCCTCGTCCCCCTCCTCGCCCTGCTGCGCGACCCGTCGACGTCCCGCCCATGGCGCGAGGTCGTCCTCGACCCGTGGGCCCGCGCCGAGCTCGCCGACGAGGCCCGCGCCGAGCTCGCCGACCGCAACGAGGACGCCCCGGGCGAGCACCGCGACGCCGCCCGCGCCGACGTGCTCGACGCCCTCTCCGGCGTGCTGTGGCGCGCGCAGGACCTCGCCGCGTACGTCCTGCGCGCCGTCTACCATCCCGCGCTACCCGAGGCGGGCCCGGCCGCCGACCCGCGCCCGTACCTCCGCGCCGCCCGCGAGTACCTCCCGCGCGCCGTCACCTCGTGGGCGAACGGCAAGGACTTCGCATACTTCGCCGCCGACCGCGCCGCCGCGATGCTCACCGACCTGCAGCACGCGCTCGCCCTCGTCGCCGACGGCCACACTGTCAAAGCGCACTGCCCGTGGTGCCACGGCGGACTCACCGGCGGCTACACCTGGCGCGTCCGCGTCATCGTCGACGAACCCTCAATCGTGTGCGAGTCCGGCGTCTGCAACCCGCCGAGCAAGGACGTCGGAACGTGGTGGCGTGGCGTGCCCGTCTGGCGCTTCCCCGACTGGCCATGGCTCGCCCGTCGCCTGGCGCACCTCGACCGGCGCCGCGCCGCCCTCACCGCGCCGCCGCCCGCCCTGCCCGCCGTCCAGGGCGCGACCGGCCGCGCTGGCAGCCTCTCGCCCCTCGGCGCGACCGCCGAGCCCGGGATCCTCGCCGGCCTCGCCCCCGAACCATCCGACGGGACCGCCTCGTGAGCGTCTACCACGACGCCGACGGCGTCACCCTCCACCTCGGTGAGGTCCTCGCCACCCTCCGCACCATGCCCGCCGCGAGCGTCGACGCCGTCATCGCCGACCCGCCATACTCCAGCGGCGGCGCGTTCCGAGGCGACCGCACTTTCCAGCCCAGCGACCGCAAGTACGTCTCCACCGGCGCCCGCCCGGCCGGGCCCGCGTTCGGTGGCGACAACCGCGACCAGCGCTCATACCTCGCATGGTGCGCGCTTTGGCTCGCCGAGGCCCTACGCGTCGCGAAGCCCGGCGCGCTGCTCGTCATGTGGTCCGACTGGCGACAACTCCCGACCGCGTCCGACGCCGTCCAGGCCGGCGGCTGGGTCTGGCGCGGCATCATCCCGTGGACCAAACCGCAACACCGGTCCCGACCCGTCCGCGGCGGATTCTGGAACCAGACCGAGTTCGCCCTATGGGCCAGCGCGGGCCCGATGCGCAAGGACTACACCGCGTGCCTCCCCGGCACCGTCCACGCCGCCGCGCCCGGCGTAGCCGACCGCGTCCACATCACCGAGAAGCCGGCGAAGGTCGCCGACCTCGCCGTCCTCGCGGCCCCGCCCGGCGGAACCGTGCTCGACCTGTTCACCGGATCCGGAACGTTCCTCGCCGCCGCCCGCCGCGCCGGCCGGACCGCGATCGGCATCGAACACGACCCCGCCCACTGCGCCGTCGCCGTCACCCAGCTTGCCCGCGCCGACCGGCAAGGCACCCAGACCCGCCTCGACGCCTAACCTCGACCTCGCCAAGTCCGAGAGGGCATTGCGGCCAGGTCATGCCATGCCTCCCCAATCGACCGAAGACACGTAGATTCTCCGACACTCTGAACACATGACAGCGTGGGCAACACTCCTAGTACCCGCAGGAGCCGTAGCGGTGGGCGGTCTCATCACTGGCGGCGCCTCAATCTGGGCGCAGAAGGTCACTCATCGAGGGACATACCAGCGCGAACGGGAGGCGCGCCGTGACGCTTTCCAGGTCAAACGGTTCGAGATCGAGCGCGACGCGCTTCTGGAACTACAAGATGCGTTGGCGTTCCATATCAGGGGCATCCTGCATGTCGACCAAGGGCTCCCTATGTCCAACGACATAGAGATCACCCGACTCGATCTTGTGGATACTGTGACCAAGATGTGGCTGCTGCACACGCGATTGCTCGACGACGAGGCGCGGAAGCTGTGCTTGCAGTACCTAAAGCGGTACCGAACCTACGCCGATGCGCGCAATGCGGCGCAGGCGAACGGCAATGAGCTGCCAGAGGATGCCCTCGAACCCCTATGGGAAGCCTTCAGAAATGCTCAGGCCGCGATCGGACGATCACTACGTCAAGATCCATTCGGCTCAGAGCGCTCGCAAGTCGACACCACCTGACTTGACATCGGGCCTGTGGATAACTGATGATCGAACGCGTGTTCGGCATGCGCTGAAACGGCGTTCAGGTGATGTAAGGGCCCGCCCCCTCCCGGTGGCGGGCCCAACCGATCAAGGAACCAGCACCGTCACCAGCACCGCGGCCACCGCTGCCGCCGCGCCGATCGGCACGGCGAGACTCGGGTCCTTCGCGACCGCGACGCCCACCACGATCACGGCGAAGAAGATCAGAACCGCAGCAGTGCTGTCCGGTCCGGGCTCCGGATGCTGCGCCTCGCCCCGCTTCAGTCGTAGGCTCATAACTGTCTCGGCCCTCCTAAGGGTCGGATGTTCGACAGACGGCTCCCCGTTGCACCGGGGGGCCGTCGCCGTTTCCGGGAAGGCCCGCAGAGCCGCACGCAGATCAGTCTGCCCCGGCGTCGCACCTAACGTCGCGCCCTTGAGACCTTGTAGAGATCTCCCGACGAGCGACACGCCTGCGGCGGGTCTCGGCGCACGATGTCAAGGCCCGCCCAACACTTATCCACATCCCGCAGCGTGCGGCAGGCTCCGGGTCCGTGCCCTTAAAGTGCACAGACTCCTAAGTCAGGGTACATTCGGGACCTTTATCCACAGGTGTGGCCGCATTCGGCCATCCCGCAGAAGGGGTGATCAAATGGCCGCAGGCCGCCCGGTCACCTAACACGACCGCGACCGGGTCGCCGCCCTCCACGCGGAGGGCATGCACTGCAAGGCCATCGCCCGCGAGATCACCCGCTCGCCCTCGACTGTCTCCAAGATCGCCCGCCACCTCAGCCTGTCGTTCGACCGCGCGCAGACTAGGCCGGCCACCGCCATGCGCATCCCGACTCCCGGCGTCGCCCCATCCCGGGTAGAAACGACGGCGGCACGGTTCCCCGCGAGCGACTCGACGCCGGGCCCGCCCGCCCAGCGCCCCGACCGCCCCCCGCGATCCCAGCAACCGCAGCCGGAATCGCGGACAGGAGCGGTATCGAGAAGCGTCCGAGCGGGCCCTACTCCGCCAGCCGGAACCGGACTTCTAGGACCGTGTCGTCCCTACGTCACTAGGACAGCGATCAGCAGGGCGCCGACCGCGCACGCCGCCACGATCGCGGTCGCAAGCCTCTCATCTCGGTAGGCCGCGACGCCGACCAGGGTCAGGATGACCACGACCAGCAGGGCGCCTGTGCTCACCGTCACTTGCTGAGGCTGCCCAACGACTTCTAGCGACGATTCCGCTACCAAAAGTGACGACGCTAGACTGAACATGGCTCGACTCCCAGGACGCAAGTGGATGTTGGGCAAGACGGCCCCCAGGTGCGCGAACACCAGGGGGCCGTCGCCGTTTCCGACGCGACCCCGCGAGCCGTCCCCCTAGTCTGCACACCTCCGCGACCAGCGCCAGCACACATGCATGCAGCACGTGACGTGGCGGGTAACACCGAGCGCCCTTAGTGGACCTTCTATTACGGACAAGGTCTGCGGCCAGATTCGTCGATCATCCGCGATACTCGATGGATCATCAGGGACAGAAGCGACAGCGCCGGTATTAACGGCGATTTGTTACTTCTAAGTAACCACGACTATAAAGGGCCTACCGAGTACGCCTTTCTCGTCAGCCAAAAGCTGATGTGATTCGCATCACATCGCCGACTTCCGGGGGTGGCGCTCATGTCCGGCCGTCCCGTCGACGACACCGAACGCGAACGCATCCGCCAGCTTCACGCCGACGGCCTCAACTGTCGCGAGATCGCCAACAAGATCGGCCGCGCCCGCTCGACCGTCTCAACGATCGCCCGCGCCCTCGGCCTCAGCTTCGACCGCGCGCAGACCCAGCAGGCCACCGCCGCCCGCGTCACCGACGCAAAAGCCCGCCGCGCGGCCCTCGCCGACCTCGCCCTCGACGACGCCGACGCCATGCGCCGCCGCGCCCTCGCATCCGACACCGGACGCGCTGCCCGCGACTACGCCGCCGCCTACGGCGTCTTCATCGACCGGCACCTACGCCTCGTCGAGGTCGACGCCGACCAGCACGGCCTCGCCGCCGTCGACGCCTGGCTACGCGGCATCACCGGCACCCCGTGACCGTCGCGCCCCTCGTCGGGAAGCAAACCGAATCGCTCCGCCTCGCGACCGCCCGCGGAAACCTGTGGGAAGGCGCCGTCCGGTCGTCCAAGACGGTCTGCTCGATCCTGCGATGGCTGCAATTCGTCCGGCAGGGCCCGCCCGGGCCGCTGATGATGGTCGGGAAGACCGAACGCACCTTGAAGCGGAACATCATCGACCCGATCACGGCCATGGTCGGTAAGCAGCGATGCCGGTACCGGGCGGGAGTCGGCGAGGTCGAGCTGTTCGGCCGGACGATCTACCTCGCCGGCGCGAACGACGAACGCGCCGCCGAGAAGATCAAGGGCCTCACGCTCGCTGGCGCCTACCTCGACGAGGTCACGACCTACCCGCAATCGTTCTTCGCGATGCTGCTCACGCGGTTGAGCGTCGAGGGCGCGCAATGGTTCGGTACGACCAACCCGGCCGGCTCGAATCACTGGCTGATGCGCGACTACCTGTCCCGCGCCGCCCTGCACCTCACCCGCGACGGCGAGACCCTCCGATCCCAGGCCGACAACCTCCTCGACCTGCACCGGTTCTTTTTCAAGCTGGAAGACAACCCGAACCTTCCCGCGGCGTACGTCGCCCAGGTCAAGGCCGAAAACGTCGGCCTGTTCTACCGCCGGAACGTCCTCGGCGAGTGGGTCCTGGCCGAGGGCGCCGTTTACTCGATGTGGGACGAGACCCGGCACGTCGTCGACGAGCTCCCACCGATCGACCGGTGGCTCGCCGCCGGGGTCGACTACGGCACGACGAACCCGTTCCACGCCGGCGTGGTCGGCCTCGGCGAGGACCGGCGTCTGTACCTGACGCGCGAATGGCGTTGGGACTCCCGCCGCGAACACCGGCAGCTCTCCGACGTCGAATACTCCGCTTCGCTGCGCGAGTGGCTTTCGACCGTGCCCCGGCCCGGCGAGACCCGCCGCGGCGTCCAACCCGAGTACGTGATCGCCGACCCGTCCGCCGCGAGCTTCCGTGTCCAACTCCGCCGCGATGGAATCTCGGCCCGCCTCGGCGATAACGCCGTGATCGACGGCATCCGTACCGTCTCGTCGCTGCTCGCCCTCGACGTCCTCCGCATGCACTCCTCATGCGTCGACGTCATCCGCGAGATCGGGTCCTACTCATGGGACGACAAAGCCAGCGAGCGCGGCGAGGACGCGCCCCTAAAGGTCGACGACCACGGCCCCGACATGCTCCGGTACGCGCTCCACACGACCCGTACGGCGTGGCGCAACGCGCTGCCCGCCGGTCTCACCCCTGGCTGCCTGACGGCCCCCTGATCGTCTGCTCGGCGCCGTCTGGCCGCACGCCTCCCGGCGGCCTCCGCGCCCACGAGCGCCGGGCAGACACAAGCCCCGGCGCGGGACTCCCCCGAGGTCCCGCGCCGGACGTGCACCGCCCGGGCGCCGTGCCGGAGGGGTCGCGGCGCCCGGACGGCCAACCCCTCACAGACTCACGGAGGTGATCGCATGCCGCTTCCCGCCGGTGGAGTCTGGCCGCCCGCCCCACTCGCCCCGATCTTCGAGGACTTCCGCGTACTCGACTCGTGGTACGCCGGCGACCCCGACCGCCTCGCCACGCTGTACGGCGCGCGGAAAGCCGATCAGCCCCGCGTTCGCCCGTCGCAATACCGCGGCGGCATCGTCGGAAAGCTGTCCCGGTGGTTCTGGGGCCAGCCGACGGCCGAGGGCGAGCAGCGCGCGAAGTTGCACGTGCCGATCGCATCGGACCTCGCGACCATGAGCGCGGACCTCCTGTTCTCCGAGGCGCCCACCGTCAAGGCCAAGACGCCCGAGCAGCAGACCGCGCTCGACGCGCAGCTCCCCGCACTGCACGCCACGCTTCTGGAGGGCGCCGAGATCGGCGCGGCCCTCGGCGGCTACTACCTCCGGTCAGTGTGGGACACCGCGCTCGCCCCCGGCCCGTGGATCGACGCCGTCACCGCCGACCACGCCGTCCCCGAATTCCGATGGAACCGGCTGCACGCCGTCACGTTCTGGCGGACGATCGAGGAGACCCAGGCCGGGAAGTGCTACGTCCACCTCGAACGCCACGAGCCGGGCGCGATTCTGCACGGGCTCTACCTCGGCAACCCGGGCACCCTCGGCGAGCGTCTCCCGCTCACCGCGCACCCCGAAACCGCGCACCTAGACGACGAGATCGCCACGGGCATCACGGACCGGCCGACCGCCGTCTACGTCCCGAACATGAAGCCGAACCGTGATTGGCGCTGGCACCCCGTCGGCAGGGAGCTCGGCCGGTCCGACTTCGCCGGCCCCGTCCTCGGCTTCATGGATGCGGCCGACGAGACATGGACGTCATGGATGCGGGACCTCCGCCTCGGCAAGGCGCGGCTCGTCGTCCCGTCCGAGTACCTCCGCAGCAAGGGCCCCGGGCAGGGCGCCGAGTTCGACCTCGACCGCGAGGTGTACGAGGGCGTCGAGACCCTCGGCGAGACGGCCGCCATGGAGATCAGCGCGCACCAATTCGAGATCCGCACGGCCGAGCACCGCGACACCCTCGCCGAGCAGCTCGCCGTGATCCTCCGAGCGACTGGCTACAGCGGCCAGTCGTTCGGCCTCGGCGGCGACGTCGCGATGACCGCGACCGAGGTCGCGGCGAAGGAACGCCGGTCCCTGATTACGCAGGGGCGTAAGGGCCTCTACACCCGGCCGCCGCTCGCCGAGATGATCGACATCAACGGCCAGCTCGCCCGGAACGTGTTCGGCTCGACCGTCCCGGCCGACCCGGTCGAGGTCCAGCTCGCCGACTCGATCGCGCCGGACATGCAGGCCCTCGCCACCACCGCGGACCTGATGAACCGGGCCGAGGCCGCATCGACCGAGACCCTCGTGCGGATGCTTCACCCCGATTGGGAGGAGCCCGCAGTCACAGCCGAGGTCGCGCGGATCCGCGAGGAGAGCGGCGGCGGCACGGACCCGATCGAGCGGATGACCGATTTCGTCCGCCAGGGCGACCCGGGCGACGGCGACCCGGTCGAGGGCGACCCGGCCGCCGACCCGGCCGAGGAGTAAGGCCCCCGGGTGGCGGTCGACGCCGACCAGGTCGACGCGATCGCCGCGTCGGTCGCGGACATCTACCGCGAGGCCGAGTCGGCGCTCGTCCGGCTCGTCGCCCGGCACCTCGACGAGGGCCTCGACTCCCCGGCGGCCGAGCAGCGCCTCGCCACGATCCGCGCCCTTCGCCGCGGCGCGCAGCTCGTCATCGCGAGCCTCGAAGCCGATTCCGGCCCGGGGATCCGGGAGGCCCTCGGCCGCGCGTACCGGCACGGCTGGTCCAACGCCACGGCCGGCCTCCCCGAGAAGTACTTCCCGCGGTCGGGTGTCGGGCAAGCAGCCCGCGCCGCCGCGAAAGAGCGCAGCGGGACGGGCTTCATCGAGGCCCTCGCCGGCGCCCTGCATCGCGACTTCGGCAACGTCACCCGCAACGTCCTCAGGGGCGTCGAGGACGCATACCGGTCCGTCCAGGCCGCGGCCGCCGCGCGGATCCTCACCGGCGCCGAGACCCGCCGCCAGGCCGCACAAGCCGCGTGGCAGCGCCTCACCGACCGCGGGCTGATGAGCTTCACCGACCGCGCCGGCCGCCGCTGGCGCCTCTCCTCGTATGTCGAAATGGCGACCCGGACGAACGCGCAGCGCGCCGCCGTCACGGGCCAGGTCGACCGGCTCGACTCCATCGGCGTGAACCTCGTGACCGTCTCCGACAGTCCGCAGGAGTGCAAGCTGTGCCGGCCGTTCGAGGGCCGGATCCTCCGCACAGACGACGGGCCCCTAGAGGTCGAGGTCGAGCACCCGACCCGCGACGGCGTCACGGTCACGGTCGAGGCGCACTCGACCCTCGACAAGGCCCGCTCCGACGGCCTGTTCCACCCGAACTGTCGTCACAGCGTCAGCGCGTATCTGCCCGGCGTCTCACGGCTCCCCGCGCAGCCGACGGCCGACCCGGACGGCGACAAGGCGCGGCAGCGTCAACGCGAGCTAGAACGCCGCATACGCCGACAGAAAGAACGCGCGGACGCCGCCCTTACCCCCTCGGCCCGCAAGGCAGCACAGGCCCGCGTACGGCGTGCGCAGGCCGAGCTACGGCAGCACCTCGCCGACAATCCGAAGCTCAAGAGGCTGCGCTACCGGGAGCAGCCGGGCGCCGGCAACGTCCCGCCGCGCGGCGGCGCCCAGGGCGGCCCCGCCGGCGACCTCGGCCCGCCCCGCGAGCCCACCCTCGACGGCGGACCCGCGCCGCGGCCGCCGTCCCGTACCCGCCGCGTCGACGACCGCGACCAGCCCCCGACGCGCGACCGCGAGCCGGGCCCGAACCAGCCCGAGCTGGAGGCACCGCCCCCGCCGCGGCTCGACCCGACCAGCCTTGCCGACGACGACCTCGAACGCCGCATGTTGGAGGCGATGAACGACCCCGGCCGCGCCGACGAGTTCGAGCGGCTCGCCGCCGAGGTCGACCGCCGCGACGTCGAGCGCCAGGCGGCCGAGGCCCAACGCGCAGCGAATCGGGACCGCGCCGTCCGCAGGCGCGAGCGCGAGGCCGAGGACAAGGCCGACCGCATGGCCGAGCTCCTCGACGCCGGCGTACCCGAGGAAGAGGCTATAGAAGAGGTCTATGGGATCTCGATTGCGACGCAGCGGCGCCGCCGCGTGATCGACGACCTACGCGCCCAGGGGTACAGCGGCAAGGGATTCGAGGACCTCGCCCGCGCGTCCTACCGCGACCTCGTTTACCGGAACTGGCTTGCCGCAGAGAACGCCACCCGCGGCAACCTCGTCACCCGCGAGGGACAGATCAAGGGCATCGACCCTGTCAAGCTGTTCAGCGGGACCGAGGCGACCGCGCGCCGGTGGGCCTCGGATGAGCTGAAAGCGTGGTGGGACACCCACGGCCGGCCGACTTTCTCGGAGTGGAAAGCGCAGCTTCTCGACGATTCCGGCGCACTCCGTAGACTCCGCAACGAGTCTGGGGGAGACTTCCTGCAATGAGCATCGAGAGCGCGGCGGCCGCCCTGCCGATGCTGCGCGCTCTCGCCGCAGGGAAGGCCGCCGGGCGGGACGAGCAGCCGGTGACGGCGTGCCCCTACAGCCCGGACGGCGACACGGCACAGGAACGGGCCCAGGCCCGCATGTGGCTACGCGGCTATGCCCAGACCCGCCCCGACACCGTCGACTACTCCGCCTGACGCTTGCGCGGCCGCCCGCCGCCCGCGCCCCGTCCCGGCTTGTCCTTGTGCCACGCGTAGATCTCTGCCTCGCGGTGCGGCGACCAGCCCGGTGACCCGCCGAGGATGACGTCCGGCGCGGGGAACGGCCGGTAGGTCGTCCCGTCCGCATAGCGTTCCTGCCACTTACGGACCGCGTCGCCCTTGACGTCGAACCATGCGCCGATGTCCTCGCGGCCCAGGTAGCGCCATGTCGTCCCGGACGGCGCCGGCTTCCCGTCGGTCAGGTAGTCGTCTCCCACGAGCACACTCAATCCGGCGCGCTGCCGGGCCGCAACTCCGGCCGCCCACTCGGCGCGCTGCCGAGGGTCGGCCGGAGGCGGGATCAGGTACCCGCTCATCAGGCGGCGACCACGGAGAACAGGGCGCCGTCGGCGGGCACCTCGGACACCGTGAGACCGAACAGGGCGCCGTCCTCGCGGCCCTCGTCGACGACCGGCGCGGCCTCGGCGGCGGCCTCGGCCTCGGCAGCGGCGGCGAGGAGGTCGAGGGTGCCGCACCCGTCGCCCTCGATCCCGGCGAACATGTCGAGCTGCGCGCCCTTGGTGTAGAAGTCCGCCGCGCTCATCTCGGTCCAGTTCTTCATGATCTCCCCTTACATCGTCCGTGATGTGGACAACGTTAGTGGAGTCCATAGAACCTTGTCCAGACTTCGGACAAAGATTTCTGAGACTTCCCGCGCCCGGCGCGCGGGACAGCAAGAACGGCCAGGCCAGGCGCCCACGGCCACCCACCACCGCGAGAACCCCGGGAGGGTCCCGCATGTCCAACACCCTGCCGACCGCGCCCGGCGCGATCATCGGCTACCGCCGCAACGGCCGCCCTATCTACCTCCTCGCCGGCGGATCCGGCGAGGGCGGCGACGGGTCCGGCACCAGCGGCAGCGACCCAAGCACCGGCGGCGACGGCGGCACCGGCACCGACCCGGGCACCGGCCAGAACGGCGACGGCGGGCAGACCCCGCCCAGCACCGACCCCGGCACGGGCACCGACGGCGGCGGAGAGGGCGACATCTCGTCTCTCCCCGCGTGGGCACAGAAGGTCATCCGGGACACCCGCGGCGAGGCCGCGAGCCACCGGACCAAGGCCAAGGACGCCGAGACCAAGCACGCTGGCGCGCTCGACGCAATCGCCAAGGCGCTCGGTCTCAAGGGCGACGACAAGCCCACGGACCCGGCCAAGCTCGCCGAGGACCTCGCCACCGAACGCGCCGGCGGGCAGCAGGCCCGCACCGAACTGGCCGTCTTCAAGGCGGCGGGCAAGCACGGCGCCGACCCCGAGAAGCTCCTCGACTCCCGAAAGTTCGCCGACCAGCTCAAGGACGTCGACCCCGGCGACACGAGGAAGATCGGCGACCTGATCAAGAAGGCGGTCGAGGACAACCCCACCTTTAAGGCCGCCGCGCCACCGGCGACGTCCGGCGCGCCCATGGGCGGCAGCCCGCCCGACAAGAAGCCCAAGACCCTGGCCGCGGCAGTCGATGCCAGGTACAAGAAGTAGGAGGACCCGCTCATGGCCGTGACCCTGGCCGAGGCCAAGAACAACGCGGTCGAGGACATCGACCTCGCCGTCATCGACGAGTTCCGCAAGGAATCCGCCGTCCTCGACTCGCTCGTCTTCGACGACGTGATCAACCCGGTCGGCGGCGGCGCGACCATGACCTACGGGTACCGGCGGCAGATCACCCAGCCGACCGCGGCGACGCGCGCGATCAACGCGGAGTACACCCCGAGCAACGTCACGACGCAGCGGTACACGACCGACCTCGCCGTCATGGGCGGTTCGTTCGAGGTCGACCGGGTCGTCGCGAAGATCGGCGCGAACGCGTCCGGCGCCGTGCAGCTCAACCTCATGCAGAAGATCAAGGCGACCCGGACGAAGTTCCAGGACGAGGTGATCAACGGGGACACCGGGACCGACGCGAACAGCTTCGACGGTCTCGACAAGGCCCTCACCGGCTCGGCCACCGAGTACCTCCCGCTGAACAACGGAGTCTCCACCGGCTACATCAACTGGACGGACTTCGACACCGACGACCGCGCCGCCTTCAAGGCCCTCGACCTGCTCGACGAGTGGCTCGCCATGCTCGACGGCACCCCGACCATCGTCCTCGGCAACGCCAAGGCCCTCGCGCGCGTCCGGGCCCTCGCGCGCCGCGCCGGGCAGTACACCAAGGACCCGGTCGACGGCCTGATCGGGCAGAACGGCCGCCCGATCGTCCGGGAGACCTACGGCGGCGTCATCTTCGCCGACCCCGGCAACAAGGCCGGCAGCAACAACCCGATCATCCCGATCGGGACCCGCGACACCGACGGCGCCGGGTCCGGCGGGAACATCACCGGTCTCACCGACCTGTACGCCTACCGCGTCGGCCTGGACGGCTTCAAGGGACTGGCGACCGTCGGCGGTCAGATGGTCCAGACGTGGCTGCCCGACTTCTCGACGGCCGGCGCCGTGAAGAAGGGCGAGGTCGAGCTCGGCCCGGTGGGCGTCGCGCTGATGGCCACCAAGGCGGCCACCGTGCTGCGCAACATCAAGGTTCAGTAGGAGGTACGGACGTGGCGACGTACACGATCACCGCGCAGAACGGCGAGTACTCCGGGGAGGTCGCCGGGATCTCGTTCTCGCGCGGCGTCGGCGAGGCCGTCGACCCCGCGCCGAACGTCCTCGCGTACTTCGCCCGGCACGGCTACGAGGTCGCCCGCAAGGGCGGCCGCAAGGCCGCGCCGGCGAAGACGGAGGCCAAGACCCCAGCGAAGGACGGGGCCCCGCCCAAGGGCGACGACTCGTCCGACAGCGACAAGGGCGAGTAGCGATGGCGCCGACGTACGCGACGCCCGTCGAGCTCGGGGAGTTCCTCGCGCCGGATCCCGCCCCGGCGGATGCGGTGGCGGGGCGGCTGCTCGATCGGGCGTCGCGGGACGTCCGCCGCGCGACCCGTTGCGCCCGGTACGACGTCGACGCCGAGTGCCTCCCCACGTCCCCGGGGATCCTCGCCGCGCTCAAGACGGCGACTCTCGAACAGGCCGCCTACCGCATCGGCGAGGGCGACGAGGAGGGGATCCCGTCCGGTGGCGTCGCCTCGGCGTCGATCGTCGGTGTCTCCGTCACCCGGGCGGCCGGCGCCAGCGGGACCTCGGCAACCGTGGGCGGGCTCGCTGCGCAGGCATGGGCCGCGCTCGCCGATGCCGGGCTCACCGGGCACGCACCGATCACGGACGGCTGCTGATGCCGCGCATGCCGCGCTGGATGCTCACACACCGGGTCAGCATCGAGCCGTTCGAGGGCGACGGCGCGACGGGCGCGGTCTACGGACCGCCGGTCGAGGGCGTCCGCGCGCTCGCGGTGGCGAAGACGACCACCGTCCGGACGGCCGACGGGAAGACGACCGTGTCCGACACGACCGTCGTCCTACTCCCCGGGCAGGCGTGCCCGCCCCGATCCCGTATCACCTTGCCCGGCGGCCGCCAGGTCATCGCCGTGACCGTCACGGACGCCGACGGCGGCGGGCTCCCGACCCCCGATCACGTCGAGGCGGTGTGCATATGAGCAGCGTCCGCAACACGTTCAACCTCGGCGACCTCAGCGCCACGGAGCGCGCCGGCGCCGTCCGCGGGCTTCGCCTCGGCGCCGAACACCTCCTACAGGCGAGCAGGCTGCAAGTCCCGATCGAGGAGGCCACCCTCGAACGGTCCGGCGTCGCGAGCGTCGACCCTGGCGCGCTGGAGGCCGCCGTCTCCTACGACACTCCGTACGCCGTGCGGCAGCACGAGGACCTGACGCTGCGCCACGACGACGGCCGCAAGGCCAAGTATCTGGAAGACCCCCTGCGCGACGAGGCCGAGGTCATCCGGGAGATCATCGCCGCGCAGATACGCCGGAGCCTGGGCACGTGACCGGCTGGACAACGTCCCTCCTTGTCGGCCTCGCGTCGCACCTCGCCGCCGCGGGCATCGTGCGGTGGCAGCCCACCGGCGCCTACGCCCTCGACGGGCTCCCGCCCGTGTTCCTGCGCGCCCTCGGCGACGCCCCCGACCTCGCGGTCGCGCTGGCCGCCTACAGCGACCCCGACGGCGACGACCCGGGCCTGTCCAACGTCGTGCAAGCCGTGCAGATCCGCACCCGCGGGACCGGCGACCCGACGAGCGTCGACGACCTCGCCGACGCGATATGGAACGAGCTCCACGGCGCCGAGATGCTCCGACTCGGCGCGGGGCCCGCGACCGTCGCCACGACCTTTATCTATCGCCGCTCAACGGCCGTCCTCGGCACGGATGCCGCAGGCCGGTACGAGCGGACGTGCAACTACTACGTCACGGCCAGCCGGGCGAACGCCCACCGGCCCGACTAGCAAGGAGAGAACGCATGGCCATCGCGATCACGGGCATCACCCCCGCCACGGGGCCGACGACCGGCGGGACGGTCCACTACATCACCGGCTCCGACCTGACCACCGTGACCGGCGTGACGATCGGCGGCGCGGCCTGCCCGCTGTTCGAGGCGCAGTCGGCGACGCTGATGAAGGTCACCGCCCCGGCATCCGGCACGGTGGGCGCGAAGGACGTCGTCCTGTCCCCGGGCGCCGTGACCCTCGCGGCCGCGTTCACCTACGCGGCGCCGACCGGCAACGAGCAGCTCGTCCCCACCAAGGCAAGCAAGTACGTCTTCGAGGTCCGACGCGTGGGCGACACGGCGTGGACGAGAGTCCGCGCCATCGCGGACTTCAAGCCGCCGGTCGAGGCGAACATGGAGACCGATAGCGACTACGACGGGAACGGGTGGGGCAGCGAGGCCAAGACCGAGCTCAAGTGGTCGATCGAGGCGAAGCTGTTCCGGAAGGTCGGCATCTCCAGCAGCACCTACGACCCGGGGCAGGAGATCCTCCGCGCGGCCTCCACGAAGTTCGGTCAGGACGGCGTGGTCGAGGCCCGGTGGTATGACCGCAACGGCGGGCCCGAGGCATACCAGGGCTTCGCCAACGTCTCGTGGGAGCCCGAGGGCGGCGACACGAAGGCGCTCGACATGGTGACGGCGAAGCTGTCGGGCAACGGTGAGCGCCGCGACATCGTGAACCCCGCCGCCTGATGGCCGACCGGCAGGACGAGTTCGAGGAACTCGAAGAGTTCATCGACGACACCCTTCCCCTCCCCATCCACGGCAAGACGTACGTGATCCCTGCCGTGGACGGGAAGACCGGTGTCTGGGCGCAGAAGATCCTCGCCGAGATCGAGCGCGCCAAGGACGCCGGCCAGGCCGACGCCGGGAAGCTCAACGACGGCGACGAGCGGATCCTGATCGAGCGGATGCTCGGCCCCGTCCTCGACGAGATGGTCGAGGACGAGGTGAAGTGGCCGCGGATCAGCCACGCGGGCATGACCGTCTTCTTCTGGACGGTCGTCGACCGTGCCGCCGCCGCGAAGTACTGGAAGTCAGGTGGTGACCCGGAAGCCCTCGGCTCGGCGGCGGGCCAGAATCGGCGCTCCCGCCGGGCGTCCGAGGCTGCGGAACGTACGACCCGGAAACGGGCCTCTACGAGTGGTACGAAGGCGCGGAAGACCTCGGCCAAGAAGTCGGCGTCACGTGGGGCGAAGTCCTAGGCGTCTGGCGTCTCGTCGAGGCTGATCTGCACGACGTCTACGGCATCGACCTCGACTCCGGGATCCTGGGCCGCCGCTCGTACCGCTGGTTGAAAACCCGGATCGAGGGCCTGTTCAGCGCGGACACGCGCGTCTCCCGGCATTTCCGCCCGCCCGATCGGGACGAGCAGCTCGAGCAGCAGCACGAGCAGTACTGAACCGCGAGGGGGTGACGCCTCGTGGCCCTCGACCTCGGCGAACTGAGCGGCAGGATCTCCCTGGACGACCGCGGATTCACGCGGCCGATGCAGCAGGCCGAACGCGGCATGAACCGCTTGGAATCGACTTCCCGGTCGAGCCTCAACCGGATGGAGTCCGATTTCAGCGAGGCTGGCCGCGGCGCCGCCCGCGAGCTCGGCCGGGGCCTGGACCGGGCCGCCGGCGAAGCGGGCCAGGCGGGCGAGCGCGCGGGCGGCGAGTTCGTCCGCGGCGCGGACGGGCGCCTACGCAACGCCCGGGGCCAGTTCGTCAGGGCCGGGCGGGAAGCGGGCGACAGCTTCACCGAGGGCGCCGGGCGCTCTATCCGCGGGTCGGGCAGCGAGCTCGGCGGCGCGGGCCGCCGGGCCGGACGCCAGGCGGGCGAGGGCCTGGGCGACGGCGCCGAGGCCGGCGGCAAGGGCCGCTTCGGGAAGCTCGGCGGGAAACTCGCCGGGCTGATGGCCAAGGCCGGGCCGTGGCTGGCGGCGGGCGCCGTGGTCGGCGGGATCTTCATGACGGGCCTCGCCGGGGCCATGGAGAAACAGGACGCGGTCGCCAAGCTCGACGCGCAGGTCGGAGCGTACGGGCCCCGGTCGGGCGAGCTCGGCCGCGTCGCCGGCGCGCTCTACGCCGGCGCCTACGGCGAGAGCATGGGCGACGTCACGGACGCGATTCGCGCCGTGATGCAGAACATCGGCGGCATGTCGACGGCGTCCGAGGCCGACCTGCGCAAGGTGTCCGGGGCCGCTATGGACCTCGCCACCATCATGGACGAGGAAGTCGGGGGCGTCTCCCGCGCGGTCGGCACGATGCTCCGCACAGGAATGGCACGCAACGCGCAAGAAGCGTTCGACATCCTCACGCGAGGAGTGCAGACCGGCGCAAATAAGGCCGAGGACCTACTTGATACTTTCGTCGAATATTCGACGCAATTCCGTAAGCTCGGGCTGGACGGCCAATCCGCTATGGGCCTTATCTCCCAGGGGCTCAAGGCGGGCGCTCGCGACGCCGACACCGTCGCGGACGCCCTGAAAGAGTTCTCGATCCGGGCGATCGACGGATCAAAGGCGAGCGTCGAGGGCTTCAAGTCCCTTGGATTGAACGCCGAGAAGATGGCGGCGCAGATCGCCGAGGGCGGGAAGCCCGCGGCGGCCGGACTGCAAATCGTCCTGAACAAGCTCCGCGCGATCAAGGACCCCGTCAAGCGCGAGGCGGCCGCAGTCGCCCTTTTCGGTACGAAAGCCGAAGACCTCGGCAAGGCCCTTTACAGCCTCAACCCGTCCAAGGCGACGCAGGCCCTCGGCAAGGTCGGCGGCGCGGCCGACAAGGCGGGCAAGACGCTCCACGAGACCGCGTCGGCGCGGTTGACGCAGTTCGAGCGGACGGCGAAGGGGAAGCTGGTCGACCTGGTCGGCGGGAAGATCCTCCCCGCGCTCACTGCTTTCGGAGGCAAGGTCGGGCCGGTCTTCCAGAAGGGGATCGGCGAGATCCGCAAGTGGCTCGACGAGAACCAGGACAAAATTCAGGAGTGGGCCGACAAGATCCAGAAGATCGCCACTCTGATAGGTGGGATCATCTCGGCCGGGCTCACGGTAGCGGCGGCATTGTGGCGCGTTTTCGGCGGGACCATTCTCAAGATCGTGACGATTTTCATCGACACTTTGCTCGGTTATTGGACCGGCATTTTCACGATGATTCTCGGCGTGTGGAATGTTTTCGCCGGGATTTTCACTGGCGACTGGGGCCGGGTCTGGAAAGGCATTAAGCAGATCTTTTCTGGCGCGCTACAGGCCGTAGGGTCGATCCTGAAAGGCGCGCTGCTGATCTGGCTTTCGATTTTCAAGATCACATGGACGGTCATTGGCGCCATAGCGAAATGGACCTGGGGGAAGATCGTCTCATTCGTGAAATGGGGAATCAAGCAAGCCATAACGCACATTAGTTGGCTCGCGAAAATTCCCTCCCTCGTGGGCGGATTCTTCGGCCGCATGGCGGCGGCCGCAATCAGCAAGGCCCTCCAGCTCGTCCGGTGGATGGGCGGCCTCCCCGGACGGATCCGGCGCGGCCTGGGCAGCCTCGGCCGCCTGCTGTACGGCGCCGGCCGCGACATCCTGTCCGGCCTGTGGAACGGCATCCAGTCCATGGGCGGGTGGGTCCGTGACCGAGTCTCCGGCCTGATCAACTCGATCATTCCGGGGCCGGTCCGCAAGGTGCTCGGGATCGCGTCGCCGTCGAAGGTGCTACGGAAGATCGGTACGCAGATCATGCAAGGTCTGCACGCCGGTCTGACGTCGTCGGAGGCGTCGAAGGTTAAGGCCACCGTCACCCGGACCGCGGGCCTGATCGCGAAGGCTTTCAAGGGCCGGAAGACGAGCGTCGACGACCGGCTGATCGACGGCCTCAAGCGGAACAACGGCCGGTTGCAGGGCATCGCGAAGAAGCGCGCGGCGCTGCTGGCGAAGATCGCCGCGGCGAAGGACTACGCGAAGACCGTGACGAACACCGCGCGGGAGTTCGCGTCCATCGGCAACGTCCCCGTCGGTGACAGCGTGCGGGGCGGGGATCTCGTCCAGGGCATGCAGACTCGCCTCGCCGCTCTCCAGCAGTTCGGCGCGGACATCAAGCGGCTCGCCAAGTCTGGGCTGTCCAAGACGGTCCTTCGGCAGATCATCGACGCCGGCCCGGAGGAGGGCGGGAAGCTCGCCGCGGCGCTCGCGTCCGGCGGCAAGCAGGCAATCGGCGAGATCAACCGGACACAGGCCGAGATCAACCGCGTCTCGCAGGGCCTCGGGCTCACCTCGGCCGACTCTCTGTACGACGCCGGGAAGAACGCCTCGCGCGGCTTCCTGCGCGGGTTGCAGTCCCAAGAGAAGGCGCTCGCCAAGCAGATGGGGCGCATCGCATCGAACATCGTGCGGGCGATCCGGCGGGCCCTGAAAATCCACTCGCCGTCGCAGGTGACGGCCGAGCTCGGAGGGCACGTCTCGGCCGGGCTGGCGGCCGGGATGGTCCGCGGCGGCGAGGACGTCGCGCGGGCCGCGTCGCACCTGGCGACCGTCGCCGTCCCGACCGTTCAGCAGCGGCAGCCGTTCCGCGTCTCGGCCGCCGCCGGCTCTCCGGCGGGGCGTCCCGCCGCCGCGGACGACCGCGAGGTGCGGCTCGTCCTCGACCTGCGCGGCGGCGACCGGAAATTCAAGGAATGGATGCGCAACACGGTCCGCGTCGAGGGCCGCGGCTCGGTCCAGGTCGCGTTCGGCGGCGAACGCTGATGAGGAGGAACACGTGGGACTGAGCAACTCCGGGCGGAACGTTGGGCTCAGCGCGGTCGGCGCCGTCGGGCTGTACGTCAGCCTGCACACGGCGGACCCCGGGACGTCCGGGACGTCGGAGGTGACGGGCGGGTCGCCGGCGTACGCGCGCAAGGCCGTCACCTGGGCGTCCCCGTCCGGCGGGTCCATGGCCCTTGCCTCGGGCGTGACGTTCGACGTCCCGGCCGGGGCGACGGTGACGCACTACGGCGTCTGGTCGGCGGTGTCCGGCGGGACGTTCTACGGCAGTGGCGCGCTGTCCGCGAGCGAGGCATTCGCGGGGCAGGGCACCTACAACCTGTCGGCCGCGACGATCAGCGTCACCTGATGGCCTACACCTTCGCCGACGATTTCGAGGCCGGGACGCTTGGGCCCACCTGGTCGAACGCGACCGCTGCCGTCACGGTGACCTCGTCGGCGGCGTACGCCGGGACCTATGGCGTCCGCCAGGCCGCCACCCCAAGCAACGCCGGGATCATGTCGCTGGCGGACGCGACCCTGCCGGACGGGTGGACCTGGGCAGACATCACATTCCGGTGCCGTCAGGTCTCCCACACCACGGCGAACAGCCCGATCATCACTGTCCAGAACAGGGCCGGCGCTGACCACTTCGACCTGTTCGTCAACTACAGCGCGGGCGGCGTGCTGTGGTGGGACCTCCTCGGCGCCAACAGCGCCTCGGCGCCGTTCGTCCTCGGCCAGTGGTACAAGATCCGTTGTGTCGTGTTCTTCGGCGGGACGACGTGGACGGCGCGGGTCTGGGTCGACGACGTCGAGCAGACCCCGATCGCCACGACCGGAAAGACCGCCTCGGATGTGCGTGCGGTCCATTTCGGTGGGTTCTCCAGCGAGACCAACACCCGCGATTTCGACGACGTCTCGGTCCTGCTCACCGATACCAATCCGGTGCCTCCTCCCTCGGGGACCGGCAGCATCACCGCGACCGCGTCCCTCAGCAGCTCCGGCACCAAGACCGGCCGCGGGACCGGGGCCGTCTCCGCGGCGGCCGCCGTCTCAGGTACCGGCGTCAAGACCGGGCGGGGAACCGGGGCGATCACCGCGACCGCTACCCTCACCGGGTCCGGAACCCAGCCGAACCCGCCCGCGTTCCCCCGCGTCCCCCTCACGGTCGACGTCGAGCTGCGCGTCGGCGACGTCTGGGAGCGGGTCACGGGCGACGTCCTGCACGGCGAGCCGATCACGCTCGAGCGGGGCCGCGCCGATGAGGCCGCCACGGTCGCCCCGTCCAAGCTCGCGCTGACGCTCCGCAACACCGCAGGGAAGTACAGCCCGCGCAACCCGCGGTCGCCCTACTACGGGTTGCTCGGGCGCAATACCCCGATCCGCGTCCGTGTCGTCCACCCGGACCTACCGGACGCCGAGACGCGCGCCTACCTGCCGGGCGTCCTCGGTAGCTACCTCTCCACCCCGAACACGGCCGCGCTCGCCCTGACGTCCGGTCTCGACGCCCGGGTCGACATCACCCCGGACTCGTGGCGGCCCGGGGTCGGGATGATGCTCGCGGGGCGGGCCGACGGCCAGGTCGGCGGCTCCAACGCGTGGATGTTCATGCTGATGCCCACGGGTCAACTGCGGTTCTTCTGGTCCCCGGATGGTCTCGCGGCCGCGTTCGCGCTCTCGTCGGTCCCCGTCCCCGAAACGACTGCCCGCCGCGCGGTTCGTGTCGTGTTCGCTGGCGGCGCTTCCTGGACGGTCACCTTCTACACCGCCGACACTCTCGCCGGGCCCTGGGTACAGCTCGACTCGGCCCTGGCCGGCGCGTCGCCGACGAGCATCCTCGCCGGTACCGTCCCGCTGGAGGTCGGCGCCGTCGGCGGCGGCGACGCGTTCACCGACATGCGGACCCTGCACGGCGACCTCCACGGCTTCCAGCTCGCCAACGGCGCCGGGACGGTCGTCGCCGACCCCGCACCGGCCGCGCAGGTCGAGGGGGCGGGCACGTGGACGGGCGCGGACGGGCTCCCCTGGACGGCTCGCGGCGCCGCGCGGATCCTCTCGTCGACGCCCGCCACCCGGTTCACGGGCGAGGTCGCAGCCTGGCCGCCGCGCTGGAGTCTCGGCGGCCACCACCAGACAATCCAGGTCGACGCCGCGGGCATCAAGCGGAGGCTCGGGCAGGGCGCCGCGCCGGTCGAGTCCGCGCTGCGCCGCACCACCCTGGCCGATCCCGCCGTTGTGGCGTACTGGCCCATGGAGGACGCCGGCGGCATGATGTCGTCCGCGCTACCGGGCGCGCCCGCGCTGCGCCTCGCGCAGAACCCCGCCGGCATCGGCTACGGCGCCGAGTCCGGTTTCGTCGGGTCGGCGCCCCTGGCGACGTTCGCCGACGGGGGCCTGTTCGGCGCGGTCCCGCCTTACACGCCGCCCGCCCTGGTGGGGTCGATCCGTACGCACACGGTGCTGCTGCTCCTACATGTCCCGGACGGCGGGTTGGGTGGGTCGCGCAGGCTGGTCATGCTCCGCTCGTCCGGGACGCTGCGCCGCTGGGACCTGTGGTGCAGCAGCGGCGGGGACCTGGCCGTCACCGCCTACGACGCCGAGGGCAACAAAGCCAATGAGACGGTCTTGTCCCTCCCGGTCGCGGGCGGGCTGCTCCACGTCGAGTGGCAGATCCAGGAGACGGCCGCAGGCTCCGTCAGCTACACCGTGGGGACCCTGACGCAGGGCAACCCGGACTCGTGGACCTCGACGGGGTCGGCCGTGTCCGGCACGTGGACGGTCGGGCAGATCGGCACCGTCACCGTCGGCGACTCGGCGGGCCTGGGCGATACCGCGATCGGGCACATTGCGGTGCTCAACACGCTCCGGACGACCCTCGACCAGCTCGACGCCTTCGAGGGGTACGCCGGGGAGACGGCCGGCGCGCGGCTGGCCCGCCTGGCAGCCGAGAACGGCGTGCCGATGCGGATCGTTGGGGACCTGTCCGCGACTACCGCGATGGGCCCGCAACGCGTCGGGGCGCTGCTGGATCTGCTGGAGGAGGCCGCCGCGGCGGACGGCGGGATCCTCGGCGAGGCCCGCGACGAGGCCGGCTTCGTCTACCGGGCCCGCGCCTCCATGTACAACCAGGGCGCGGCGCTCGCGCTCACCTACGGCGCCCCGGGCCTTGCGGCACCGTTCGAGCCGGTCGACGACGACCAGGCCATCCGCAACCGCGTGGCCGTGTCCCGTGAGGGCGGCTCGTCGGCCGTCGCCGAGCTCACATCGGGGCCCCTGTCGACCGCGGCGCCGCCGGACGGCGTAGGCGCCTACGACACGTCCGCGACGCTGAACGTCGCGACCGACGACCAGCTCGCCAACCTCGCGGGATGGCTTCTCGGCCTCGGCACGGTCGACGAGGCGCGGTATCCGGCGCTCGGGGTGAAGCTCCACAAGACGCCGGCGCTGCTGCCCTCGGCGACCGCGCTAGACCTGGGCGACCGCGCAACCGTCGCAGGGATGCCGCCCTGGCTTCCGCCGGACGACGTTGACGCGCTCGTGCAGGGCTACGTCGAGACGATCGAGCTCACGCGGTGGCGGATCGACTGCAACGCGACGCCCGGCGCGCCGTGGCAGGTGGCCATGCGGGGCGAGGCGCGCCGCGACTCGTCCGGGTCCACGCTCGGCGCAGCGGTCGGCGCCGACGATACGTCGCTCACGGTGGCCTCGGCGGGTGTCCGCTGGACTACCTCGGCGGGCGACTTTCCGTTCGACATCTCGGTCGGTGGTGAGCGGATGACGGTCACCTCGATCAGCGGCACCGCCTCACCGCAGTCGTTCACGGTCGTGCGCGCCGTCAACGGCGTGCGCAAGGCACATACGACAGGGGCGCGGGTGGGGCTGTTCCGGGCCTCCCCGCGCGCGCTATGAGACGGGGGCCCCATGCCTGATCTGCTCGCCGGGACGGTCGTGAAAGCGGAGGACACGCCGCGGACCAAGTCCGCCCGCGGCGACTCCAGTTTCACGGCGACCATCACCGGGTTCGGTGTCGGGACGACGAGCGGCACGTACGAGGAGGGCGCCGTCGTCATCGTGGCGCCGACCACGGGTCGGATCAAGATTCACACGGCCGCGCGGATGACCAACAGCAGCACGGGCGGGACGCTCGTCGCGCCGGAGATCCGCGCTGGCGATGTGATCGGGTCGGGCACGGCCGTCCAGACGATCGGCGACGGGCACGGCGTCTCCCACTACGGCGCGAGCTTCGCGCGGTGCGGTGCGGCGACGTTCGTCGAGGGCCTCACCCCGGGCGCGTCCTACAACGTCCGGTTGCTGCATCGCGCGTCGGCGAACACGGCGACGATCGCGCTCCGCGAGCTGATCGTCGAGCCCGCAACGTGACCGGCCGCACTACCTCGGACGGGGGTGACGATGGCTGATGAGCCCGGAAACGGTGAGCTGGCGCGCCAAATCGCAGATTTCCGCAGGGACGTCCGGGACGACTTCGCGACCGTCACGAGTCAACTCACGCAATTCGTGCTCCGGGAGGTCTATCAATCCGACAAGGCGGCGTTGGAGGCCCGCCTCGCGCGGATGGAGCGGGAATCGGAGGCGGCCCGCAGCGCCGCCCGCAATGCGCTCTATGCCTGCCTTGGGACGATCGTTGCGGCAATCGTCGTGGCGGTGCTGGTGAAGGGCGGCGGGAAGTGAAGCCCGACCGGCGCGCCCTGCTCGTCCTGGTGGTCGTCGTGGTCCTCGTGGTCGGCGCCGCGGCGGGGGCGGCCGGATACGCCGACTTGCGAGCCGACAATCGCGCCCTCGCTCAGCAAGTCCGCAGGCTCGGCGGGATCCCGCTGAAATCGCCCAAGCCAGGCCCGCCCGGAACCCCGGGAGCTCCTGGGGAGCAGGGGCGCCCGGGAGCGTCCGGGGCGCCGGGGGCGAGCGGCTCGCCGGGCCGGTCAGGCTCGCCGGGCCGACCCGGGGCGTCGGGAGCGCCCGGCCGCACCGGAGCAACCGGCGCGCCCGGCAAGGACGGCGCCGCCGGCGCGCCGGGCGCGGCCGGGCCACCGGGCGCCCGGGGACCGGCCGCTCCGAAGGGCGACCCGGGTGAGCGGGGCCCGCAGGGAGAGGAGGGGCCGACTGGCCCGCCCGGACCGTCCTGCCCGGATGGCTGGCACCAGGAATCCGTCACCGTCGTCACCGCAGGCGGCCCCCGCGAAACCGTGACGTGTGTGACCAACTAGGACATAACCATTTGTGTTCACAGAAACGCAAACTGTAACCAATGCGAAAGCTGACCTGCGAGTTCAAGAGTCGCAGGGTGGAGTAAAGCGGCCCCTTCCCGCATCGCCAACTGGAGGTGAAGGAGAGCAATGACCAACGACGGCCCAGAGGCGGACATGCAGCACCCCGCACCCAACGAGGCCACCGTCCAGGACATCGAGGTCGAACCCGTCGACGAGCCGGACGAGCCCGAGGAGGGCGACCTCGACCCGGCCGACACCTACACCGAGGGGGACGCGTGAAGCTGGAGAAGCGCAGCAGCTTCGGCTGGCCGGCCCCCGCCGCCGGGCGCGCGCCCTGCCGCAACGGACTCGTCGTCCACTACGACGGCTCCAACCTCGGCCTCGCACGCAAGGCGCACTCGGCGTGCCGCGCCTACTGGAAGGCCACCCGCAAGTTCCACATGGGTCCCGCCCGCGGCTGGCTGGACATCGGCTACTCCTTCGGCGTGTGCCCCCACGGCATCGTCATGGAGGGCCGCGGCTGGCAGCGGCAGCAGGCCGCACAGCCCGGCGGCAACACCACCTGGACGTCGGTGACGTTCATGACCGGCGACGCCGAGAAGCCCACGGATGCCCAGGTCAACGCCTTCCGGGAGCTGCGGGCATGGCTGCGCGGCAAGGGCCTCGCGGCAGCGATCTCGTATCACAGCCGGTTCATCTCCACGAGCTGCCCCGGGAAGATCCTGCGCGAGTGGGTCACCTCCGGACGGCTGGCCGGCGCACCGACCAACACCGACTGGCAGGAGGCCATAGTGAAGAAGCTGCCGACGCTCGGCAAGGGCGACCACGGCGAACACGTCCAAAGCGTGCAGGCGCTGCTGGTCGCCCGGTCCCACCCCGAGGTCAAGATGACCGGCACGTTCGACGCCGCCACGGAGAAGGCGGTCAAGGCCGTCCAGAAGTGGGGCGACGTCGACGACGACGGGATCGTCGGCCCGAAGACCTGGCCGGTCCTCCTCCGCGTTCACTGACCCTGCAGCCCCCACCATCCGAAGGGAGCAGCTCATGCTGCCGATCAACAAGTACTGGAAGGGCGTGATCGCCGGGGCCGGCCCGGTGCTCCTCGCCGTCCAGGCCGCCGTCGACAACGGGAGCGTGGACGCCGGCGAAGGCGTCGCGATCGGCATCGCCGTCCTCGTCGCCCTCGGCGTCATCGCCACCCCCAACAAGCCCAAGACCGACCCGGACACCCTGCCCGCCTACCGCGGGTAGCCTGGCCGGCATCGGCGGGTGGGGAAGCCCGACCGGCACGAACGGCCCCCCGCTCACCTTCAGGTGGGCGGGGCCGCTTCGTTGTGCTCGGGCACGGGGTAGCGCCTAGGTCCTGTTTCTTGGATCATGTGCGGAGCCAGATCGCGAGGGTGGCGACGGTGAGGGTGCCGAGGTAGACGTAGGCGCGTTTGTCGTAGCGGGTCGCCACGGCCCGGAAGTTCTTGAGGCGATTGATCGCCCGCTCGACGACGTTGCGCTTCTTGTACCGCTGCTTGTCGAATCCAGCGGGGCGGCCACCGGCCGAGCCGAGTCTGCGGCGATTGGCGAGCTGGTCCTTCGGCTCGGGGATGGTGTGCCGGATCTTGCGTCGCCGCAGGTAGCGGCGATTCTTACGAGAGCTGTAGGCCTTGTCGGCGCT